TTAGTTTTTCTTGAGATGCCCACGGAACCATTGATGCAATATTTTCAACGGTCATGTCAAGTTTTGGGCAGTGAGTGAATTTTGGTGCGGTAGATCTGCAATCAATGCAGTTGGTGCAGGCATGAACGTAGTCCATATTGTGACGCTTGTCAGACTTTTCTCCCCACTTGCCGTCTACCTTCTCGTAGCGGTCAGAGTCATACGGGACATTGTTCAATTCAATATATTCCCACACATCCTCGTGAGTCCAATCCCGCAATGGGAACATCATGTTCGCCATGTCAGGAAGTATCCGTGATTCAATTCTAGTTCCAGCATCACCACCTAAAATCGGGTCTGAGTCGCATCCCTTGTGACCAATCCAGACGCAGTCGAAGGCACTTGCCTGTAGATGTGATTGCTTGGGACGCTCTAGAATGTCAAGAGCGCAAACCCACGGAAGATCCTTTTCTGGTTCCACAATACCCGTTGGACAAGTCATGACTGTGGAGTTAATCTGGTAAAAGTTCTGCACTTCAAACTCATCGTTCGTCTGTTGAAATTGGCTTGTATGTGGATGCCACGAATAAACCAATAGTCCCCAGTCTTGGATTAACTTGTCATGGAACTTGTACTTCCACGCCTGCCAAGGCTCACGAAAGAATACGATTGGATACGAAATACCCAACTTCATCATAATGTGAAGAAGCACCATGCTATCCTTGCCGCCAGACCAAGCGATAACCCCTTTGGGAAATGCATTGACCCCACGAAGAATTAGATTCCTTGTATGTTCAAGTTTTGTCATTAGATAAGGGCTGCACCAACTGCCGCTCCACCGATTGCACCAATGCCGCTCATCATGCCAGCACTTCTGGATGCGTTCGCCTGTGCCTGTGCCGATTGTGCTCCAAGGACATCCCTGCGATACGCGGCAGCAAGGTTTGCACCAGTGTCTGGATTGATCATCTGTGGAGTCGATTGGCCTAGCATACCCATCCCTGCATTCACAAACTGTTGACCCGCGCCGTATGACGCTGGAGTGCCTCCAAGAAGGCTCAGGGCTGGCGAGTAGAACTGTTGTGACGTTCCGTAGGCCTGACCGATGCGTCCTGCCGCCTCTTGCCGTTTCTGGGCCAATACACTCTCCCTGCCCATAGCCTCACCCACAATTCCAAGGTTTCCACCGAGTCTTCCAGCAGCACCATACGACTCACGCGCAGTCTGAGTTGCAGACCTTTGCTCTTGGGGGGATAATCCTTGCGACGATGCATATGCCTGTTCTGCTTGCAGGTTCTGAAGCTCCATCATGCGTTGTGACTCTGGGCTAATTGCACCCAGAAGACCTCTGACCTGTCCAGCCTGACCAGTCATTCCAGCAAACTCAGCACCTCTAGCCGCACCAAGTTGCTCTTGAGCAGTGGCAGTAGCACCACCCTGTAGTGCTTGAAGTCCCTGTTGGTACTGACCAATGTCAGCGAGGTTCAACTTGCCAAATTCAGGACGATATTGTTGTTCCAAAGCAATAACACTTGGCAATGCTTGACCATAACCCTTCACATACTTGGAAATGTCTTTTCCGATGTTTGGCTCCTTTGGCTTTGGTACTTTGGTTGATCCTCCCATAATATTATTTTAGTTTTTTGTGAAATTGCGAGTAAGAATAGAATCTTGTGTGATTAGAATTTTTAAACTGTCTCTTAAATGCGATAAAGTCAAATTGATCTTTGAACACCTCCATTGCGTGTTTCATGTCACCAGCCAGCATTGAGATAAAAATGCAGTTTGCATTGTCAATTGGGACTGGAATCTCTGGGTTGTCAGAATCGCACGGAATAGCAAACATGAATGTCTTGTCGTCGGAAAGCACGATGCCATTTAATAAGTGAAACTCCAGTTCATAGTTAAAGTCAATGGAGTTTTCCTTGTAAACAGATAATACTGACTGAACAGGAATCATGCAAACACAACAGCAGTTACGGTAGGCTGATTTACTGCTGAACCATCAAAAGTATCTACATATAATGAAAATCTTTCTGCTGTTTGCTCGGTAGTTGGTGATCCACAGCATCTAGGAGCTCCAGCTTCACTGGAATTTGCAATTACACAGTAGTTTTGACTAGGCATTGCAATGGATAAATTAACAAGAAAGTGTCCAGTTCCCACCGATGATACACATGATACATTTTTGCTTTGTTCGATAAGTTTCAATGAAAACGTTACTGCCGCCGCAGTCATTACTGTTGTTTGAGTGCTTGTAAATGTAAATGTTTTGTTTCCAGTGCTTGTTATGACAAATGCACCTGCCGTAATTCCAGTAGCCGCCATGTATATTCTGTGACCAGTTATTAAATTGTGATCATTGGCAGTAGTTACCGTGCACAATGTTGACCCAGCAGGTCGCGATACAATTGACCCGCCCCCATCAAATGTTCCTGCTGAGTTAGCATTGAAATTCACCCAGGCTCTAGCACCATGTACTGGAGTTGATCCATCCGGGATTGGAAAAAATGCAGTGCCAATTGTTAATCCGCTAGAAAGTATTGGAATTCCAGTAAATGTCGATACTCCAGCAACAGAAAGTGTCCCAGCAATTGAAATATTTGTTTCCAGCTTTTGACTTGTTATACTTGAATTTAAGATTTGTGTTGTGGTTACCGCATTTGCAGCAAGTTCAGTAGAGGTAATACCTTGCGAGCGAACCTTTAGTTTGCCACTAGCAACTTCAAGCGTATTTCCAAAAATAGCGTCACCTGTCATCGTCGTATCATCGATGATGTTGTTCATCCTCGTGCTCGTAATAACGTCGTTTGTTGAAAATGTGTAGGTTGTATTGACTGCGCCCATATTTTTACTGTTGTGAAATGATTTGTCTGTTTGTCACTGACCCAGCGACCTTTACTGAGTTGATCTTAGGAGAACCAATTGTTCGTGTCAAGATAAGAGTTCCTGTGTACCCCCTGATACCAGCCAACCTGCATCTAATGCTTGCTGTTTCAGCCTCATTTGGTGTGCTTGGGGCCAAAACCACGCCCCCTAAAAACTGAGTAGTTGTTCCAATCTGTGATGCGTTATCTGGGTCTTCTGCCGCAAATGAGATGGAGTATTCACCAGTATCACCAGCAAGGTTTTGCATAATAATTTGAGCGTCAGTGAACCTTTTGCGCTCCATTGTCTTCAAGTCGTACCCTCTGGTGATTAATGAAGCATTAATCGGGGAAGTGACAAGCTCACCACCCACGTTGGACACGTTGAATCGATCCACAGAGCTTTCAGAGGCATCAATCTGGTGCAGTCCTCCGTTACTGGTGACAGCATACAAGTCATTCCTAACTCCAGCACCGCCAAGAATCAAGTTTTTAATTAAAAACCTCGTGTCTCCATAGGTATCCAAAGACTCCCATCCTTGATTTTTGAAGTTATACACAAGCATTGAGTTGTTTCCCCTAGCATCATTGGCTCCAACCGACGAGTCTAGTGCTACAGCAAGGTAGTATCTGTTATCGAATAGAATTCCAACAGCCTCGTCAGCATAATCCTTGTTGATGCGATCAATGTAGGGCTGTATATTCTTAGAAATTGGCTCTTCAGATCCCCGAAGGTTGTAATCATTGAGGAACTCAAGGGAATATACGCCATCGTCCGATAGAAACATCATCGTGTTACCGCGCATTACAACAGACTTTCGAGCAAGGCATCCAATTTCGGATGTTAGCTCCTTTACCGTGCAATCAAGCAGGCTTCCCAGCGTTCCTTTTACAAGGTGGAGGCTGTTTCTGTTGAGCACCACAAGTGCGTCATCGTAGAACCCGTGCATACCAACGACATAGTCTGCCGTGCCTCCGCTAATTCGGAATTGGCTTTCGATCTGGTCGAAGGTTGTTGTATCGAGAATGTCTGAAACAGCAATTTCGTCAGTGATCTTTCTGCTGGTATAGACTGGAGCATTAAATGGGCCTGATTGTTCGTAATAATACGGAACCCACAGTCGTCTCTGGAAAGGAACACCCCAAGGTGCGGCAGGTTGGTGCATGAATCCTCCACCAACGCTGAATTGACCACCAACTTCAATTTGCAACGAGCTGCGTGATGGTTTAAAGGCAATTGCGCTCGTAGTTATCAAATCATATTTCATTTGCGACAGGATTGGTGTCTGGTATGTCACAGACGTAGATCCAGCTACAGCAAATGAAAGCTGATTACTGTTTACTCGTGTAAAAAAACGATTTCCATTCAAGATGCTATCCGCCCCAGTGAACCCACTGATTTCAGCCCATCCATTACCAGCAAATCCATGGGAATTAATTGTAATTGTGACAACTCCTCCAGTTGCCCATGTTGCCGCAGTGGCATTTAATGAAGTTGGAATCGTGTAGTACGGCAGTGCTGCTGTTGCCGTATAGGTGAACACATCACCGCTGATGCTGGTTACTATTTGAGTTCCGTTTGGTGGAGTTGTTCCGGCATGGATTCCAGTCAGCCCATCAACACTAATTGAGTCTCCTATCGAGAAAGCGTGCCCCTTGACATTT